AGAAATGTTTCTTGGAGACATGCTTGCTACTGGTGCAGGAGAAGGTTTAGCTGGCTTGGGTGCTGCTGAGGCAGCAGGTGGTGGAGCTTTCCTTGGTGATATGGCAGCTACAGGTGCTGGTGGAGGACTTACTGCTGGTGGTCTAGGAACCGCTGGTATGGCAGGATTAGGAGGAGCAGGAGGCTTAGGTTATCTTGAATCTCTTGGAGGTTTAGACACTCTTGCTGGTTCTCAGTTTGCAGAAGCGTTTGCCCCATATGCTAGCAGTGCTGCAGACGTAGCCTCTATTACTGGTAACGCAGTTCCAGGACTTGAAAATAACATTGGAACATTTGATGGTATTCCTGCAGGTGGAGACATGACTCCTCAAGCTCTTCCAGAAACATTAGGAAGTAGTGGAGCTAGTAATTTCCCCCCTGTAACAGAAGGACCTTTAACTACTCGTAGTTTACCATTATCTGCTGCCCCTGAAACACAACAAGTATTAAATAATGCTGTAACCAGTTCTATGGGAAGTTCTGCTCCTTTAGATTATTCTGGTATACAAGACATGATGCCCGCTTTTAATAGCGGTCCTGCTATGCCTGGTGTAGAATCACCTTTTAGTTTAGCTAATATGGCTAGCAAAGCTTATGACTTTGCTAAAGAGAAACCAATTCCTACCATCTATGGTGCTGCTAGTTTGTATGACATGTATGCCAAGAACAAAATGGCTAAAGCACAAGAAGGTATGTACAATCAAAACCGTGCAGACATTAATAACATGTATGCTCCTGGTTCTCCTGAATACAATTTGTTACAACAGCAAATGGCTCGTGCAGATGCTAAAGCTGGACGTAACAGTCAATATGGAACCCGTGCAAATGAACTTGCAGGTGCCATAGCTAAATATAAAACTAATGCTTTAACTGGTATGCAAAGTGGTCAAAACTCCTTGGCTAATTTAGGTTTAGGTAATCGTTACGGTATGATGAACACTCCTGCTACACTTGCTACTTTGTACGCAATGTCTAAATAAAGGATAGTATATGGATTTATCCTCAATGTTTCAAAACTTGGGACCAATGGGCGGAGCTGTAGTAGCTGGCTCACAAATGGCTCAAGCTGCAAACGAACAGAAATCACAAGAAGCCTATCGTCAAGCACAGATGGCAGACATTATGCAGCGTACCTCTCAACAAGCAGAACTGCATCCTTTAGAACTTCAGAGCAAAAAACAGGGTCTTGATAAAGGCGCTCAAGACATTGAAAAGGGTGCTGTAGAACTTGAAAAAGGTAAGTTTGATTTAACCATTGGTAAACTGGAAGGTGCTGTTAAAAAAGCAGATGCTTATAGCCAACTAATGGGAGTTGCTGCTGCACAGTTAGCTAACATACCTCCTCCTGCTCGTCATGCATGGCTTGCCAACTTTGCTCAGCAAAATGGTATTGATACTAACGATCCTGCCGTTAAAAGCATTTGGCAGCAAACCTCACAGATTCCTCCTGATAAACTGCCACAAGCTTTAGATGCTTTTAGAAATAAAATCATTCAGCAAGGTGCTGCTTACCGTTCACACATTGATGGAATTAAAGAACAAGGTAAAAATCAAGTTACTGTTGAAGGTATGCGTGAAGCTGCTAAAGCAAAACTTGCCCAAGAAAAAGCTAATCTTGAAAAGACTTTACAGCAAGACTTGTCTGCCGCTAGAACATATCAAGCACAATCTGTTGTGTATGGTAATCATGCTGCTAAAGCACGTTTACGTGGCGATACAGAAGAAGCAACTCGTTTAGAAGCTCTTTCTAAAGAAGCTAATATTAAAGATCTGCAAAAAAGTGCTGCTGCGGGTGATGCTCAAGCAGCACAAAAATTACAAGCATTGCAAATGGTTATGGGTGGCGGTGGTTTTCCAAATGCTCCTGCTCCTCCAGCATCTTCAGCAGCTCCTGCTGGACCTGTTTCTGGTACAACAAAAAGTGGTGCAAAATTCACTGTAACTCCGACTCAATAATCGAGGATTTCTATGGGCTATAACGTAAAATTTGATAACGGTCTTTCTGTAACGTTTGATACGCCTCCTACAGAAGCTGATATTGAGGAGGCATACGCCCACGTATCAAAACAACAAACCAGTGGTACAGCCGCTTTTGGTAAGTCTGCTGTTGAAAGCACTCTCCCATCATTAGGTGGATTGGCTGGTGGTGTTGCTGCTATATCCTATGGTGCTCCTTTAATTGCTGGAGCATCTGCTGTGCCAGTAGCTGGTCCCGTTTTGGGACCTGTTACAGCCCTTGGTTTAGGTTTAACTGGTGCTTATGGTGGTTCTACTGCTGTTGAAAAAATGCAGGAAGCTGCCACATCACTAGTTCCTGAAACCATGAAAGAGCGTTTTGGCTTTGGTAAACAGCAACGTGAACTTGAAACACAACAAAATCCTAACCTATCTTTTGCTGGTAGACTTGCTCCTAACTTGTTAGCATTTCGTCCAGGAGCGGTAGCTCCCATTGTAGATGCTGCTGGTAAACAAATTATGGGTGCTGGCGCACAGCGTTTAGCTATGGGTGGTATTGGTGGTGGCATTGAAGCTGGTTCTCAGCTTTTAAGTGGACAACCTTTAGACCCAGCTCATATAGCTATGGCTTCTGTTGTTCAAGGTGTAGCAACCAATCCTACGGCTTTTGGTCGTAAATTTATGGGTCGTTTTGAAGCACCCACAGCTGCCAAATCTAAAGCAGATGCTATGGAACAACAGCAAAAAGATTTGGATGTGTCCACTGCTCCAACGGGTTTGCCTGAACAGTTTGCTGGTATGACTAAAGAGTCTCCAATGAACCGTATGACACGGGACTTGGGTGGAGAACCTTTTGCTCCTGCAGAAGAGTTTACTCCTATGAGTCAAATGGCTAAGGACTTAACAGCAGAGCGCTCTACTCCTGAACAACGTGCTGCTCAAGACATTCTTGATGAACGTCAAAAGCAAATGGAGTTTGATGTTGCTCGTCAAGCTAGACCAGAACTCAATGCTGCTGAACTGCAGCGTAGAGAAGCTGCTCCTACAGGTTATCAAGAACATCTATCAGCACAAGAAGAAGCAGCCAAGGTAGAACGTCAACGACGTGATTCTGAACTGGCACAAGCTGCTGGCGCAGGTGAACAAGCTTCTTTGTTTGAACCTCATGCTAATATGCATCGTGCATATGAAGAAGTGTTTGCACAGACACCAGAAGGTGTTCGTCCATTCTCTTTTAATGAGTTTAAAGAAACATTACAGAACTTAGCTAAAGAACCTGGTACAGCATACAAACTTCCTGAAGATATGAAGGCTGCTTATCAAGATTATTTAAACCATCCTGGTGGTGGTCAAGGTGATTTGTTTGGTGCTCATGCCATTTTGCAAAGTACTTCTCATAGAAACTGGGGTGATTTAACTCCACAAGAAAAGGCTGCTGCTACTAAAGCATTAAACAAAATTGGTCCTATTTCTGAGGCCATGACTGAACGTATGTCTTTGCAAGAAGCTACGGGCCAATTGTTAGACGTTCTTATGTCTAAGAATGACATGAATCTTTTGCCTGATAATCGTAAACTATTGCCTGCGGTTATGGATTTTGCTCGTGCGTTGTTTGATGCTGGGTATAAAACTCTTGCAGAAGCCATGGCACATGCCAATCAAATCTTGGGTGAAGGGTGGCAAGCTGTTGCTGACAAACTAGCTGACGCATTTAAAGTTGTACGTTCAGAGCAAATATTGTCTGGTGAAACTATTCCAGACAACACTCCTGCAGAACAAATTATTAAGAAAGCTGCTGGTGAGAAAGATAGTAATGTATTTACTTATCTCCAAAGCGGTTCTACATTAACTGCAATGAAAACAAATTCTACTATCATTCGTGATGTAGGACGCATTGTACAAAATGAAACAAAAAAAGCTGACTTAGCAATTCGTAATTTTATATTTCCAATTGAGAAATCTTTGGGAAGCATGAATTCAAAAGAACTTGTTGAGTTGCATGAAATCTTTAAGAAAGAAGCGTTTAGCAATAAGGCTTTTGATTCCACAATTTTGGAACAAAACCTGTCTATTAAACAACTTGAAGCCTACTCACGTATACGTGAAATGTATGATGATACATTGGCTGCACAGAATGCTGTTCGTCAATCTAAAGGACAACCACTTGTTTCTGCTAAAGAAGCTTACATGTCTTCTCGTTGGCAAGGAGCTTTTCGTCAGCCAGTAAGAGATGCTAATGGTCATTTGGCTTGGTATTTAGCTTCTGATTCTAAACTAGGAATTAAAGCTCAAGCTGAGGCTTTATTAAAACAAATGCCTGAACTTAAGGTTGACTATGCTGAGGGTCATTCAGTTAGCTTGCAGGGAAATAAAACCGATTTACAAAGTGCTTATACCACAATGTTAGACATTGCAGGTCGCGATGATCCTGTTGTATTGGCATTAAAAAAAGCTGTTGAAGAACAAACTGTAATGGAAACTGAGTTTACCCTGGCTCAAACTAAACACTTTAAAAAGAAATCTAATATCCGTGGTTTTGTTGGAGACCGTCCAGGATATGGTGGTTTATCCGAATCTCTTGCTTTCTTTGAAGAACAGATTCAATATGGTAAGAATGCCTATAATTGGACTGCAATGCAAAAGGCTGGAGACATTGTTAAAGATGTTTTGGCTAACCCCGTGTTACGTGATGAGCAACCTAACAACATTAAGTATGCCCGTGAGTATTTTAAAAATGCTTTAGGTCAAGGACAATCCCAAGTAACTCGTGCAATAGAAGACTCACTTCGTAAAGGATTGGGAACTACTTCTGATGCATTTAGTAGCGGTATCGGTAAAGCTAAGAGTTACTTTATCTTGGATAAGTTATCTGTTTCTGCTGGCTTTACGTTAGCTCAGTTTATTCAGCTTGGTAGCATTTTGCCTTACTTAACTGATTTACGTGCTAAAGGGTATAAAGGAAATCCAGTTACTGCTGTAATGCTTGGTGCTCCTACAGGTATGGCTATGGGCTTTGCTCACTACCTCAAGTCTACAGGACATGAGTATATGAACAAGCTTCCTGACCAATTTACTAAAGACATGTTCTTATATGCAGAAGAGAATGGTGTTACCACCCGTTCTGTATACGATGAAAGTCAACTATCCTCTAACTTTGGTTTAATGGGTAAAGCAGCTAATGCATTAAGTAAAACTTTAACTGTTCCTGACGCATTTACTCGTGGCGTGGCTTTTGCTACCTACGCTCATATGCTTAAAAGCAGTGGAATGTACAAAGATCAGATTGCTTTATTTCAAAAAGCAGAAGAGCTTGTGAATACTGCTATGGTGGATTATCGCCAAACAGAACGTCCAATGGTGTTTTCTAAGTTAGGTACAGCAGGTAATGCTTTAAACACATTGCAAACTTACCCAATGAACTTCTACAACCAATATACGTATTTTATTGGGGAAGCTACAAAAGGCAACTATGGTCCATTGCTTGCTGCAATAGGAGTTCAATACTTAACTGCTGGCGCAATGGGTGTTCCTTATATAGAAGACACCAACAAACTGTTTACATGGATTAAAGACAATGCTTTGCCTGCCGATGTGTGGGCTAGTATGGAAGATTCTCCATTCCTCCGTGATCCAAAGACATGGGCTATTGACACCTTCGGTAGAAGTTCTGTCTACGGTGCTTTGTCTGAGACAACGGGACTAGGACTTACTTCTCGTGTGGCTGCCCCTGGAGTTGGTGGTATGTTACAGGCCCCAGGTGGTCCAGTGGTAGATATAGCTAAACAAGCAGTTTCTGCTGGTAAAGCTCTTGCAGACCCAACTAGTAGAGAAAAGACAGCTCAGGCTGTTATGAATATCCTGCCTAGCGGTGTACAGGGTGCTTACGAGATGGCTCCAGCTAATGCTGGTATAACCTACCAACAACGTCCTGGAGGCCGTGTAGGAGTCTTTAAAACAACCGATATTGGTAATAAAGATGTAGCCTTTGTCCGTACTCCAGAAGAAGTTGAATTGCGTCGTATGACGGGCTTAAAAAGCCAGCGTGAGGTGGTTGAGCGTGACTTAACCTATCAGGCTAACAAAGAACTACGTCTCTATAATGAGAAGGGTGGAGAACTTGTTAACATGGCTGTGGTAGCTCAGATGAAAGGCGACATGAAACGATTTGGTGAGTTGAACAAGCTCTACACACGTCTGAAAGGTCAGCCTATTACAACGGATCAAATCTTCAATAAAGCCATGGAAAAAGCCATGACTGACAAAGAAAGCATGATGCTGAAAGCTGCTAATGGAACTAATGCTCGTCAACTTATTGAGGCAGCAAGACTCCGTAACCGTTTGGAGGCTGAATAATGGCTGATACATTAGGGGACCTTTATAAACAAGCAGTTCCTTTGCCCGCTAGAAAATTTGCTGGATATGTATTGGGAGATCGTTCTCCCATTACAGAAAAAGACTTAACAGCGGAAGAACTTGCTGCTCTTAAAACTACTGTAAATAGAGCCAATCAGCGTAATGCCGATGAACAGGACTATTTACGTAGACTGTCTACTATGCCAAGAAAGAACTACGATCCTGCTACAACACCTTATGGTATGGTAACGGGGGATGATGACAAAGAGATTCCTATAACCTATCCACAATGGCAAAAAGATCTCAAAAGTCGTTTAAAAAGCTACGATAGGACTAAGGACAGAACTAGTTTTTCTTACAAAGATTACTACCCCAAAGAGACTAGCGAGTCTGCAGACATCTACGAATCTCCAAAAGAAATTATTGAAAAGATGTATACTGATCCTGCTTATCGTGTAAAAAACACTTTTGGTAGTGCCAAGGCTTATAATGAAAAGGGTAAAACCATCATTAGAGATATGTACGGTTTTTCAGACAAACATGAAGCTTATCCTGTTAAAGCGGATGCTTCTGCTTTGGATATTGTGAAGGAATATTACGATAGTCCAAAAGCATTAGCAGAAGTTATGTACAGTAAGTATGGTAATCCTGCAAGACAACCTGTAGAGATTAATCTAAATCCTGAGCCTCAAGCTCCACAGCCAAAGGTTGATCCAATAGACAGTATGATTAATTCTGGTTCAGATAAACTTAAACAACTGGGTACTTGGGCATCTAAGTATTTCCAGAAATGAAAAAGCCCCCTACGGCCTTGCAGCTATAGGGGGCTATTTTTTTGCCTATTCTTCTTTCATTTTCATAAAGATAAACCTAAAGCACAAAATGTTTAGAGCAATGAGGTTTTCATAATCCTCATCGTCATCTCCAGTAACATGCTCAATGCCTAGTTGAATACCGTTAATCATTTCTACAAGAATTACTCTCATACGCCACAGCTTCCACCGTGACCTGTGAATTCACAGATGTCAACTTCATCAAAGATCATGTCTTTGCTTTTAATGGCATCTTCGTATGGTACGGACGTGAGAGGTTGTCCGCCTCGGCTTCCGTCTGGATAGCAAGTGAAACCTCGCAGTCTTGGGGCATACTTTGCAAGAGTTTCTGTAAAAGACTGTACGCGCTTGTCATTGTTTCCAGCACTTCCCCAGGAGGGTAGATTGATGGTTGACGAGATTGACATGTCAACGTAATCTTGAATGTCTGCTTGGAATTTGATTCGCTGTTCATAGTTCTCGCTTAAGTCAATAGCCGATTCAATCTTGCTTGGATCAACGCCATACTCCGTGATAAGATTCTGAGCCGTTCCGTCAACAACGTACTGATATTTCCATTTGGTTCCTTCAGTAAGGAATCGTCGTTTGTATGCAACTGCAAATAATGGCTCAATTCCAGTAGTCGTGCCTGCAAGGATACCAATTGATCCTGTAGGCGCAATAGCTCTGTATGCAGCGGGATGGTTGAGGTAGAATCTGTCGCAGTGTTCATTGGCTGCTATCTCGCTTTCTTGCTGATAGACCTTTAACCATTTGTGGAGTTCTGGGCTAACAGTATATCCAGCGCTTCGTTTAAGTAGCCATTCGTGGATCCCCATGAGTCCGAGTCCGAGCCTCCGATTTTTCTCGCGAATTCGGTGAACTTTGTCGTAAGGTAAATCCGCTCTAAGAGTTCCGCATACAAGGAACTTAGAGGCAAGGTGTACAATTGACTTGAACTCATCAATACTTTCGATATTGCCAAGATTGATGCTCCCAAGATTACAAACATCACTGTCGTCTTCCGAAGTAACCTCAGTACAAGCATTCCTAAGTGTTTCATTCTGTTTCTTTCCAAAGTTAAAGCTGAAGCCAGGTTCTCCTGTCATCAGTGCCTGTCGGCAGTTTTCTACAAACACGGGATTGTTAGCTAGGCTATAGCTACCAGGGTCTCCGTTCTTCATCATGAATGCACCGTCATCATAATTAACAGAAATGTTAGTCATGTCTAGCGGAGCAAAAGCATTAAAGTCTTTTTCCTTAGCAGCCTTTACGTCTGGGGACCAGTCTTTAACGTGCAAGAATTTATCAACATCTTCATGTCTCCAATTAAGAGAGGCATAAATTGCAGAACGTCTCGAGCCTCCTTGCATAACATTTCGCCCGATTTCGTTGATCGCATACATAAGTGGAATAGGTCCTGATGCAGTGCCACCTGTTCGGCTAAGAGCCTTTCCAGCAGGACGGAGTCTCGAATAGTCAATTCCAATTCCGCCCCCAGTCATTAAACAACTCATTGCACGCCATGTAACTGCACTCCATTCTTCTCTTGTGTCTTCTTCTGCTCGTAGCAGATAGCAATTATTATAGGCTTTGTATGGACGACCTGCATAATAAAGGTAACGTCCGCCAGGCAGGAATTTCATTTCCTTGATATACTCAATGAGCTGTTTCTGTTCTGCATGGGACATAAGAGCTTGTGTTGTGCCCCAACGAGCACCACAAACATCCTCTACAAGACGTTCAGCCAGCTTATCCCACGTGTCCCCTGGGCCTTGAGCATATTTATAGCGAAAGATATTTTCGCCAAAAGAATTACGGAACCGATTTGTTTCTGTCATATTTTCCTTATAAAAACTTTAGGTTTGTTGGAGCCACCTAATAGTTCGTTCTCTCGTTTTAGTGCATCGCGTTCCAAACAACAAAGTTCACAATGGCCTCTTTTCATCCACATACGATGTTTCTGGCAACGGTATGGGTGGGGCTTTGTCTCTTTGCTGATAGGTTCTGATGGTTTTTGTTGCATCTTTTTCCTGAAGTATTCGTTCTAAGAAAGGCTTCTTAGCTTGTTTCTTTTTCATTCCACTGCTTTAGCAAGGTCGTCAAAGCATTCACTAACATCGTCTTCAAAGGCTTCGACAAGATCGGATATGTCACGTCCTATGATGTCTAACAATTCTACAACATCCAAGTTATGCACAATAAGTGTTTTAAGTTCTTCAAGTTTCATTATGTGCATAAGAAGGTGTTTTTTCAATGTAATCTTGCAGCATGTCGACGAGTGCTTTCTCTAAGAGATAGCCCACTTCTTTTGGTGCAAAGGTTACCTGTAGGGTAGCGCTACCGTCTTCATTTTCATTAATGTCATTTATCTGCATTGCGCTTCTCCAATTCTCGGTTAATGTACCACATAGCCTTGCGTAAGTCCTCTACGGCATCTCTCTTTAGATCACAACGCCAGATGTACTTCAAAGCATTCCCTAAGTTAAACCCCATGTGCTCTGTAATCTGAATACATTCAATACCAGAGGGATGCACGGTGTAGTGTAGGGGATGCTCCACAGGATCGGGTTGTGGAATGTTTAGTTCTTTATAATCTTTTATGTCTGTTTCATTTAGCATACTTTTTATTTATGTAATTAAGACTTACGGGCATTAGGTCAAACTCACCATCTTGTACATCATGAAGCATCAAGAACCCACGCCAATGTCTGTTGCCTTGGCTGGACATGTAGTCTTCATCATGTTCATAACAGGAGCCTGCTATCACCGACGTGAGGAGTCCTCCATCTGCTTTGTAACCTGTCGCAATCTGTAATCCCTGTTGATGTCCTTGCACACAAGACATATGCTTCTTGCTAAGGCAGGCAGCAGCAGTTGTGACAGGACGGCCCATAAGGCCAGTAGTAAAGTAATGGGAATAAGCAACACCATCGATGACAGCAACATCAAGGAAGTTATGAACGTCCCAACCATACTCTTCATAATTAAGATCTCCAATAGAAAGAACTCCTTCCAACTTTGGATCATCATTGACAGCTCGGTTGATTCTGTTTTCATGATTGCCTAGAGTCAATACCAACTGTGGTTTGTATTGCTTTTCCTTATTTTTCTTAGCTCGTGCATTAAACTCCCATATCGGAGACAGGAAGCTAACCATAGCGCTCTTACTCGCTTCAATATCTGAGATGTAACGTCTGCCTTCAAAGCTTTTCTTTCCAACATCGTAACTAGATAAACTAGGCATATCTGCAAAGTCTCCAATACATACGATTGTATCAGGCTTCTTTTCTACAGCATACCTACCAATTTTATTGAGGTAACTAAAGTCAACCCCAGGTTTTGCCTGTACGTCAGGCAGTACTAAATGTTTCGCCATTTGCTAAAATGAATCCTACGTTTGCTAATGAATAGGCAAAGAATGACAGAGCCATTCCAACATTACCTTTGAAGAAGTAATCTAAGGATACACCGACGTATATTAAGCCAGTGATACCCAACAAGATGTTGCTCATTGGACATGTTCAGACTTACCCGAAGCAATGTCTGTCTCTGTATATTTAGAAGTAAACGGTATAGCACCCATCTGTAATAAAGTGTTAAGTCCAATCTTTAGAATGAAGTCCAACTCTTCTTGTTCTAATTCACCTTGGAATTTAACTGTGCCATTCTCTGTTTCAATACTTTTATTTATTAGCATATTTCTTTGATATTTCTTTCTCAAGTTTAGTTTTTTCTACGTGGCATACTTTACACAGTACTTGCAAGTTCTTACCTTCACAAAACATTCTGTCGATGTATGTATCCCAAGATACAAATCCTTTCTTGGGGTCAACGACAGGCTTTATGTGATCTACTTGCACATTTTTCTGTGTATACTCTTGCTCACACATTGCACATAGATAATGTTGTGCTAAACGTCCTGTTGCTTTATTGATCTTCTTCTCGGTCTTGGCAGCATTAAGTGTTTCATACTTAGGAGGCCATTTGCGACTCCCTGCCCTGAGTGTAGATGTTACAAAGCTTCGGTAACGAGCTTCTGTCCACTTCCCACCATTTCTCATGTAGGAAATTTCCAGACTTCATCCTCTTGACGTCTTATCCACAAACATACTCCGTTCATGAGAAGGCGTTCATCGTCGCCATAAAGATTACGTACAAACTCAAACATGTCAAGCTCATCGTCGTAACTCTCCAGCTCTGCAATAGTAGATTCGAGCTTTTTGGGGACGCTTTGTCGAGCTTTCCCATCAAAGCCAAATATATTGTCAGTACGATCGCCCATGATAAGCTGATAATAGAAGTGGCGAATAGCAGGGATTGGAAATTGTTCACGATGTGTTCCTGTTACAAAATTAAAATGTTCTCCAGGAATCATCAACAAGTCTTTATCTATGGTACAAATGACAGTGTCTTTGTTAGCCATCTGATAAATGCCCATGGCATCATCCGCTTCTTGGTGGTTCTCTACTGATGCTCCCCATTCTGTACAAATGTATTCACGGACTTGCTGTAACCATTTAGGTCTAGGCGTGTCCTTACGATTGGCTTTGTATTCAGGGTTGAATTCGTATCGAAAGTTATCACTACCAGTGAGGTAGGTTTTGTATGTATCGCTGTTTGTTTCTAACAAGATGCGACGTATCAGTTCATCTGTACGAACGAGAGCTACCTCTACAGGTTCATTCTCGCTCGCAGCAGCACAACGGTACGCCACAATGTCAGCATCGATTAGTGCTGTGGTCATTTAGCCTTTTTGTTACGTGCAGAAATTGCGCTGGCTTTAGCCTTAGCGTCTGCTTTAGATGAAGCACCCCAAGCCTGTAAGGACAGCTTAAGACGGGTAGGTTTACCATCCTTCTCTTCTGGGCCAGGCATACCACCCATACGTGCTAGAAAAGAAGCACGTCGTGGATTGTCTCCTGACTTAACAGGAGCCTTTAATGTACCCCCTGTTTCAGCTTTGTAAGAGGCACGGCCTTTTGCGTTAAGCCCACCCTTTGGATTCTTACCTTCTTTCTTTTGCCAAGCAGCTACCATTATTTACCTTTCTTTGGTTTCTTTGCAGTTTTAGCAGAGTCAATGAAATCTTGTTTGGTTGGAGCATTTTTACTACCAACCTTGTTCATGTGTTCACCAGAACCTGCTTTAATACGTTCTTTTTTTGCGTTAATGTTTGCATACAATCCAGGTTTTGTAGCCATTACATGCCTTTCTTTGCAGGAACTTTACCGCCTGCTTTACGCTTGACATCCAAAGCAATTGCTACTGCTTGCTTTTGGGGCTTACCAGCTTTCATTTCTGTTTTAATGTTTTCAGAAACAGCTTTACTTGATTTAGATTTCTTTAAAGGCATTAGTACTCCGCAGATTGTATAAAATGATGTAGGAAAGTAGCAAGCACATCTACCTCTTTCTCATCATGTTCATCTTTACCTAACATGTAAAAGATTGCATGAATGAGTTCATGGTAGAAGGTTTGTTCCTTAACCTCTTGCATAACATTCTTCTTTAGAATGATTTGTCTAGTGTCACGGTTACAACTTCCTAAGAGATTGTAATCATGTATTTGTGTGACTGTCCATGTAGAACCAGCCAGATTAAATTGTTTAGGTATTTTCATATAAGAAAGCTGATAGGGGGACTCGAACTCCCATTTACTCAGATACCCCGAGCATTCTACCAATTGAACTATATCAGCTAATAGGGTGAGGGTTTCGATTTGGTCTTCAACTAGGTAGGGTGGAAAGCCAGAAAAAGCCCTACGTCAACATCCTCGATTGCTGGCTTGACAACCCTCAAAACTATGGGCAGACGTTACGGTTTTGATCCGTTTCTACGACTTTCACAGAATCGTGTGCTACCATTACACTAAACGCTGCATTATTTAGTCTACCTGTGGGAAGTCGTCAGACATCTCACTGATGGGACCAAGTGCTTGTTTACCAAACACATAGTCTTCAAACTGCTTAGCGATAGCTAATACGCTTTCTACTGATGGTGGAGTTTTAGCGCCAGCCAATAGCAGATTGACAGAAGCACTAAGGCTAGATTGACGTACAATAAGTACTTGCCTCTGCGCCCGTTCTTCTGGTGTTTCGTAGGTGCTACGTGGCGTTGCTGCAGGAGCCTTACCACCAGCAGAAGCCGATACAGCAGGGCTAGAGGCCCCAGCCTCAGCCTTAGCCATGGAGACCCAGTCGTTGTAGCCTTTGTCATTTTTAACAATTGTAACCTCGTAACTTTCGCCTGGCTGTGCAAGAGCCAATGTTGAGAAGCTATCTTTGGTTGCACCGAAGGACATGACCTTCTTACCTTCTACTTTGCCTTGGAACGAGTTGTTCTTGTAAGCAACGTCAGCGGTTTGATAGCTACCTTTAGCGGTAGGTACTGTTTTAATGTCAACAGACAAAATGGTTATGTTCATAATTTCCTTAAATTATTAGTGTCTATACTATTATTGTAACACGTTTTAATCTCCGTGTCAAGAGAATTTTTGCATATCTTTCATGTTCATGCCATACTTGCTCTCGCAAGCCATAGGAGTAGTCCAGTTATACCCAAACACAGACTTAATTCTGCTAGGAATATCAGTAAAAACGGTTTCAAAAATTCCTCGTATTTGCTCGAGGTATCTTTGTTCAGTGTCAATAACAATGGAATCATGCACAGTAGAGATAAAATCACAAGGGATTCTGGCATCCTGTATCCTTTTCTTAGCCATTATTCTAGCCATCATCATAACGTCAGCACCAGTTCCTTGAACGGGATAGTTTGTAAGAGTTGTCCAAGGTATTTTAAGTTCTCCTCTATAGTCTCGCTTGGGGGGACAAGACCAACTTCTACCCATGGGTCCAACGATTGGGTTACCACCCATGATGATATCTTTCCATTTTCTATGACAAGCGTCAATGCCTGAGTACTTTCTGTAGAAGCGCTCATTCATGTCGTCCCAAAAGTCGGGACTGGTTGATACGTGCATGAAGTCAGGATCATTAGCGAAAGACCAGCCAGAGCCACGATAAATGGTTCTGAATAAAAATATCTTAGCGATGAGCCTTGAAGGCAGGCCAAAAGCCTCTTGATTCTTAGCATGGGTGTCTTCCCCTCCTAGTATTTCTTGTATACCTACGTCGTCTTTGGCTAGCTCTAACAGCGTACGCCATTCTAGTTGACTTGCGTCACATTGTATCAGCATTACTTTCTTAGGAGAGCTGCTGCGGGTTTGTTTGGATAGGTGTTAATGGCATTCTTAATCTCCATAAAATAGCCAGGGTAATGCATCTGGAAATCCATTAGCACTCGCTTAACTCCATGTTGTTGTAACAAAGAAGCAAAGTTGACAAGTCCGTCGTTATACTCAAGTTGTTTTATTTCAGTCATAATCTCCTTCTTTTACTTCTGTAAAGCCACAGTCATCACATTGTGAATACTTCCAATGAGGTTGTGTATACATTGGACCTCCACATGCAGGACACTCATACTCATCGTCTTCTACTTCGTCATGCATTTCTTTTCTCCTTCTCAGCCTCGTATGACCAATCCCGTAATGCCCAAGGAAGGTCTCTGTTTGCTTGCTCTAGTTCCTCTTTAGTGTACGTACTTGGAGACAAATATGTCTTGGAGTTCGCTAGCAAAGTTTTGCAGATTTGGTCTAGAACTAGATAGCCGACCTGTTTGCGCTGTTGTCTGATTGAAGTTGCCATGTAGCATTCCCTCTTCCCAATTCATTTCTTTTCTAAGTTTAATAAGACCATTGTAATATGTGCCGTTGAGTTTCTCAAGTTTGGATAGCTCTAGGAGCATATTCACAAGAGACTTATTACCCTTCAGCTTACGCAAGGTTGCTTCATCTGTGGCATAGTTGCCAGCCTTAGCCATCTCACTGCCCTTGAGGGGCTGGTAGATTCTAGGCAAATGATGTTCAATAATTATATTTTTGTATTTGGGTTGACCCGCCTTGGTTCCTGTTTTATAAAATCCAACATGCTCCTTACCATCTTCTTTAACAATGCCACCATAAAGAAAGGCAGAAAGATGATCGTTAGAGGCAAAATTAATAGGAACGGTAGAATAGATAGCTTCGAGTTTTCCCTTAAGCGCTGATATTTTGTCATCAACCTCCTTAGCTCTAGTGATACATAGTTGTTCGTTGAACGGAATGCCATTGGCTTCCATCTCTTGTAATATTTTCAAATCCTGACACATAAGGAAACACAGTTTGACTTGGGCAGGCGTCATTAGCTTTCGTTGAGCATGGTAACAAGCAAGTGTTAGCTCGGCATCTCTAGTCGCATAACTAGCCAGCACATCCCAAGGTATTTTATCTGTGTCTATTCCTTTGTCCCAATATTCTGTCTTAACCACATCAAGCTTTGCTTCCAGCCCGTAACGCTCACATGTCTCATTCAGGCTTGGGAATCTGTTGGTTTGGTTTGACAGGATAAATTCAGCGATTTGTACATCCCATATCTGCTTGTTGCTTAGCTGATAGACCCCGACTTTGAGAAGCCACGCGAGATCAAACTTGAAATTGAATCCAACAACCATGTCGACACTTTCAACATCACGTATGACAGCCCTAAGAGCGTCCACACACACAGCACCAGAGTGATTATCTGAGGCAAAGCTAATACATACAAGTCTATTACGTTGGTCATAAGGGTTTCCTTTATTAAATGTTGTTGTTTCTGTGTCTAAGGCTAAGATGTTCATGCGTCATAATATGTGGTCATTACTACATCAAATTCTGCGTTGTAGGTAGCCTTGGAGTCAATCCAATCCTGCTCACAAGCACCCTTGTAGGCATCTGCTCCGTCATAGGTAGGGAACACACCACACACGGTAGTGTTGTCTCCAAGGTAGCGCACTACTACATAACAGTTAGCTCGGTGTTTTGGAAATTTCATGTTTCATCCCTTCTAATACCTTTTCTAGCTTTAATTGTTCCATTACTCTACAACTAGAAATTGTTGTTGGATGGAACATCCGACCTGAGTCAGTGCTTTCCTGTCGTTCTAGGATTGTAAAGAACTGCTTAACCAAATCATATATCTTCGTATCTGGCAATGTTTGCATTAATTAATACCTCTTTCTTACCATGTCGCATGTCTGGCAAACTGTCTGAGTCACCCATGAGTTTGTTTTTACTGGCATGTAAGTAACGTAAGTTCTCATAGCCAGCATCTGCAATCTTACCGATGCCTATAATCCAATCTGCCTCTGCTTGCTTACTAGTCTTGGCATTGGCTACGTTTGCCATAGTAAGCCACTTCTGTCCCTCGCCAGTGCCGTCTGCTTGACACACACCAATGACAGGACAATACTCCTTAGCCAGTTCCCTAGCCCACATGTAAATTGAACCTAGACGTAAGTCTTCACGGTCATTTGTAAAGCCGTTGATTTTATCAATTTGGTCAAAGATGACAAGAGAAGGTTTATACTGCTTGCATACTTGTTCGACTGTGCTTCTATGTATGATGCCACTGTCAAAGATTTTATGCTTGCCCTTAGTCTTCTCCATGTAGGCTTCACGGTTGCCTTTGAGGTCACTGAACAATGTTGGCATGTCCATGCCTAGGCTAGCCTGATAGCAACGAAGCTTTACTTTGTTTCCTTGCTCTTCGTTATTGAACCATACAATTGGTCCTGCATCTTCTGTAAGCTGCTCCGCCATAAAGGTAGTTTCACTAGCCAAGAAGGTGGTTTTTCCTGTTTCAGGCCGAGCGAATATAAATCCGAAATCGCCTTTCCTGAGAGAGCCAAGCATACTATTGAGTGTTTTAACGCGCCATCGTAGTCCTGGTTTTCTGACTGCATCATTTACAAGTTCCTCTAAATCGTCTGATATGAAATCAAACTGTTCTTCTTTCTCATGGGCTTCTTGCTCCTTGAGATACTCTGTGAGCAACTCACGCATCTTATCATGTTCTAGTTTACCTTCAGTAACATCGTAAGCAGCAAGAGATATTTCCTTGAGCTTCTTATGCGACAGGATAGAGTTGATAAGAGTTATGGTGCTGTCTTCACCTACGTCAAGAGTTTCTAAGTTCTCTAAGACGCCTTGGTAGTAGTCCTTGTCCTTAGCAGACGAAGCAAACAAGAGGTTTGCTAAGTCGTTTACAGTCAAGTTTGTCTTGCTTTCATTCTGTCTATGAAAGTTATCAAGGACAGAATAAACTGGTTGTATTTCTTTCGTTAAGTCAGAAAGAGTAAGCCTGTCTTTGTAAGATTCCCAGACAGGATAGTTTAGTAGATGTTTAACAATACTTAATTCATGAAGAATAGATATACTCCTTATATATTATATTATATATATTATATACTATATATACATATAATTATATCATACATTATCTTGTTTGTCAAGTTGTATTTTAACAACACTTTCTTCATCCTCTGCTACTGCAAGCCAGTAGCGAATTGGGAACTGAATCATGCTCTTTGGATAGCCATTCTTGAGTAACCATTCTTCCATTGTTCCGTCTGTATCTGAGTCATAGATTTTAGGGAAACCATACTTCCAGCCTTCTGCTGGGTCAACCCATTGTCGTTTAAATTTCATGTGTTCTTCTCCTTTAGTTTGGCTTCAGCCCAATACACGGCAGATTCAAATGCCTGCTGTGTTACAAAAGATTCTTTGTTGCCTTGAGCAATTTCCTCATCCGTCAACCCAACCCATGGGCGGTTTTTCTCAGCAAGTAGCAATTCATAGTCGCGTTCCAAGCCTTCAATTTGCTCACGCAATTCTTGCCGTGAGGTTTTGTAATGTGCTTTACCTTCAATAAACCCTATCTCATAATCATACAAACCTAAACGTTTGTTCTCATCATGCAGGGCTTGTAAGGCAGCCTCTTGTCTTGCTTTACTTTCTAATTCTTTGTCATTAAATTTCATAACGTCCTTTCGTTTACGCCACAAACTTCCTGATTTCATCAAGCGAATACTCCTTCGGATCTTTTTCCGTAAAGACAGTTCTACAATCCAATCCCAATAATTTTGCAACATCTGCTATCTCCCTTGCTTCACGCCACTTGTCGTTGTCAAGCCATACCGCCAACGCATTGTAATGCCCCTTTAAGAGACTTAAATGGTATCGGGATATGGATGTGCCAAGCAAAGGCTTAGCGTCTGCTACACGGCTCACTACGAGGGCTGATACAGCATCCTCGGTTAAGACGAGGAGTTCTCCGTGTGAACCGTATATTGTCCGTGATTTGGCCTTTTCCCCAACATTGTAATACTTGGCTTTGCTTGCTCGTTTAGGATTAAAGTTTTTGGCTTGGATACAGACGAGTTCATCGTCTTCTCCATAGAAGGGCATAAGGAGTTGTTCCCATTTAGGAGACCACTTAAATCCTGCCTTAATTGCGTCAACTGCTGTAAGTCCATACTTAGCAAGCCATTCACATCCTCTTCCGTCCAGAGTGTTTGTTGCATCATCTGGGAAGCATACTCGTTCTCCATCATCATACTCTTCAGTTTTCCCATTTCGTTCTCCTACAAAGGGACTGGTGTCACTGCGTTCATAATAGCCACAACCGAAACACCACGCACTACCATCGGAATACCTACCTAAGTTGTCTCTACTCCCACATTGTGGGCAACTCTCGTGTTTAAGAAACTTAGCCATTACTCGTAGTCATTGTATTCATTATCTTCTGTAACCTTTCCTTCTATTACGGCTACATCATCTGAGATGGTAGACAAACACTTGTCGCACATATCTACATACTCACCGCTACTTTTAAATTTACGCACTGATTCCCGTGTTGACAGGATTACATCACAACATGAGCATTTCATTTTACATTTCCCCAATCTAATGTTAGCCAGTTAGTATGTTCTGGCATAACTGTTATTGTGACATCTGCTTTTTTATGTTGGTCAGTCATTTGTTTTAACACACCTCCACCATACCCAGATGTTCCATAAGTTTTGTTATGGCATCTATACTCTGAGCCACTGCTACCATAAAAAGAATAGACATCATCTTCACGAGATGCCCCATTGATTCCTGAATTCATTCTCCAAGAATCACTACCTAGGTATCCTCCATACCATGAACCGAACACACGATAGTGTGTCTTATCTTTTTTATCTGTTATCTTTACGATAACCCATTTATCTGGATTGTAAATCATTTAGCCTCCATGCTTTTAACCCAATCACATACACCATTGTTATGGATGATTGAACCTATCAAATCCTTACCTGATGCACTGTCCCACCCATTAGTGCTATTATACCACAACTTACGATACTTTGTCAACAGTTTAAAACCATTCTTCTGTGTGAATGCTTTAGCATTGTCGTTAAAGGCTTCCTCTACGGTGTTAAGAGGGGCATTTTCATCAAAGATACTGTCCCATGTAGTGTATTCAATGTTGTAATTACACAACCGAATGAGCATACTCAACAGAGAGATGTAGTAGGTGCTGTTAAATACTTTCTGTGGTATTAATACAACAATACTAGTGGGAGTATCGTTCCATAAAGTTAAAGATACACCTAAGTCTTGCTCTAATCGAATGTCTACAATGTTCAAGTTCTTAAGAAACAAGTCACGGTTGTCTATCTCTGTTAAGTGAAGATATACACCACCTTTATTGAACTTGATGTTGTTCTTAAAACTGTATATGACGAAGGCTTTCTTGGCTTTCTTCCATGCCACTACGTCATTAAAGAAGTCCTTACATTTGATGAGACAGGACTGCGATGTTAACACATCTTTGCTACGATGCATAATACGCCAACGCAAAGGATTGGGCTGGTCAATTTCGGCATACTGACCCTTATGCTTCTTGAGAATATTGATTTTAAACATATTGGACGATTGCCTCCAAGTATCTGTTGATGTTGTTGCCCTGAATTCCTGGGGCTGAATTAACCTCAATGACAAAGAGTTCGTCTTTGAGTTTATTGTAACCGATGTCCACACCTCTGAAATCAGAGTAGGATACTTGAGCCGCACGCAATGCCAGTTCTCGGAGACCATCTGGTTCATCCACATTTTGTTGAACGTAGACGTATCCGTTGGCGACGTTTCGGATTTTGGTATCCCTTGCACCATCAAACTCCTTCTTGCGTTTCTTCTCGACCACACTTACCACTTGGTCTTTGAAGACATGGACACGAAACTCACGCTTCTTCTTCTTGTATAGAGTATACACAGGACATGGCTCTACATCCAACGAAGACTCAAACACCATGATGCCCTTACCACAGGAAGCATTAAGATACTTACGACCGAACACGGTGTGACCTTCTTCACACCAGTCCACTGCTTCATTCAGTTCTGTTGTAAATTCCAGAGATGGAATGTTGTTGTTTTTAAACCACTGATACTGGCTTAGTTTGTTGACACTCTGACCATATTTAAACTGTGGTCGAATGTTGCTAGGACGGGTTGTGCGCCATATGCGTTTGCCTAACCTTGCTGATAGACCTTGCGCTATTAGGCGCAGGCTTTTACTCTTTAAGCCTTTTTCAGTGCACAAGAGACTCGGCTTTTTCTTTATCATCTAGTTTCCTTCTGATGTATTCTGCATCTATTACAGTGTTCTTGCGATAGGATACAGGGAGGGGGAGAGCATCTCTAAGATGGATGGATACGCGCTTAGACTTAACGTCATAGAACACATCCTCTACTATACCAGTCCAGAGCCTATCTGTCAAGTCATCTGGAGTAAGAATTAAATCTTTGTAATTTATTTCTGTTGACAGATGATGGTCAATGAGCAATCCGTCAGACACACCCATGAGGGTAAGCATTACTTCGCCATCGTATAATGTTTTGGGGTAGTTGGATTCGATGAAATCTTCACACCACCATTCTAACTTGGTGTTAATAATCTTTCTACGAAATCGCTTGAAAGCATTTTTGCTCAACCCATCCTTCCCATTAATACCCGCCATACCCCCCGTATATGCCTTGACTATAGTCTTGATAGGGGTATAGGGCTTTTTTGGCACCAATACCTCTTCGTTCATCGTATTGTTATCTAAGTTAAACGATACAAGAGTATGCTCAGGAATGAATTGCACCTTGCTCTTAGTCATGTCATAGCCATTGCGGGATAATATCCACAGCAACATACCTGCCTCGCTAGCAAAATACCAAGCATTGTCCATTTCTATGTAACATAACGGTCGTTCTTTGTTACGCAAGAGACGAATGGCATTGTGTCTCTGGTCATACATAGCCACGGCATATGCACCGTTTACCTGACCCAATGCTTCCTCTACATCAGCGACATAGTCATCATGCTCGAATGCTTTGGCTAAGTGAATAGTCAATGCCTCGCTGTCGACTGTTGTCTTGGCTAGTGCTTGATGATTATACAATGTGCCGTTATGAACCATAGCAAACTCATCGCCTACTACGAATGGGTGAGCACTTGTGTCATCGATAAGACCCATGGTCTTCTTACGATTGTGACCAATGAGCGCCCTACCATCCGACCACATAGCCTTACCTACTGGGCTTGCATCATAGATAGGGATAAACCATGCAGGGTGGCTTGCTTCTTTGGATATGTGGAATGTTGTGTCATTCTCCACAGATATAATGCCAGTGCTGTCATCGCCACGCAAAGCATCAGCATATAGCATTTGGTAGAAGGAGTCTTCTGTTTGTTTTAGAAAACCCTTATCAGTTTTTAGGACTACGCCTACGATACCACACATATAGTTCCTTAGATGAAGGCGAACTTGACATCAAGCATACTGTTTCTAGTCATGCTTGGGAGAGTAGGCTCGAGAGCCATGATGCGTGGGCTATGTCCAAACAATGTTCGCCACCATTGTTTCACCACGATTGGATTGTTCAGCGAGGTTGGATTGATTTCCTCACGCTGACACATACGCCATAGATTGTCTAAAGTTGTTAGCCATTCTTCGAGCAAGACAGGATTGTCAGTGCCTTGCAGATGACGGAACTCTATTGAACCTTGCTTGGCTAACGGCAATACATTCAACGCTGTATACTTGTGCCACTGTGTCATTGCCTTGAGCAATGGATACTTGTATATAGATGGCAAGAATGTTTCGGTAAGCGGGACACAATGAATGTTGTGTCTGCGGTCTTTGTCTACCATTGCAAAGAAATATTCCTCGAACAATGCATAGAACAATACCAACTGACGGGCATTCTCTTCCGTTAGGCTACGGCAATTAATATGCACATGGGTTGATGTGCGATTGGAGAAAGCATTCTCTGGCTCATACAATTCAATCTCTGCATGGAGATTCTTGAATGCACCCATCAATGTATCTTTCTCTAACGGGATAGAGATGAACTCTGCACCGTCATTACGCAGACTGCCGTCTGTTGTATACTGAAAGAAAGGGAAGTCTCGCTTGCTATCGACACTCTCTATCTCACACTCTATGCCAGCAACAAATTGCTTAGCATCATCTAAGTCACTCTTGTTTAGGTTTAATGCTTGGAACAATCTCATACAAACTCCAAATCAGTATTCTTGGTGAGTTCTACAATCTCAGGTCTAAATATATTGTGAAGCATCACAATGGTTTTCTCCTTCTTGTTAATCTGGGCTACGGGGGTGAGGTCAGCAAAGAGCATACCATTCTCAGGGACATAGGCAAATCTGCTGGACAGGGCTACGGAGATGGGCTTAGCACGCTGGATAAGCACAGTGGATAGGCTAGGGAATGTCTGTTTACCAACAAACGCCTTGAGCACATCAAACGATAAGTCCATGGACACAAGGTTACCAGTCTTACCGACACGAGTGATACGAGTATTCTCGTTGCATAAGCCACGACGATACTGTTTAGCAGGGATACGCTGTAACAGGCAAGCACTCTTAGCCAGTTGGAAGAAACTCTTGTTAGGCAAGACATAATCCACTTCATATGGATGGTCATCGCTGAGATAGAGTTCAAACTCTGTGCCGTCTTGGTCAGTGCCACGAATCAATCTGTGATTTACATCACGAATGTAATACAGGGTATCGCCAGTTTCCTTAAACTTGACATAGGTATGCCGATAATATTTGTTAATATCATCAGCAAGCATGGGGATAAACATCATAAAAGCACCTCTAAGTCATATTCTTTAACCAGTTTCTTAGCGAGTTTCTTGTCGCTGTTGTTGATAGACCGCAAGATACGCTCTTGCTCTGCTGACACATCTACTACGCCTACGCTATCTAACGCACGCTGAGTATTATTCCAGACCCAACGAATCAAGTCATCGTTAAATATCCAGAAGTTAGAGAGAGTGCGATACTCTACGCCATATGGTTTGGCACGGAATGCACCAGCCTTACCATACAACTGCTTACGCATCTCACCATCGTCCATTAGCACAGAGGGGACACCAAGGAATAAATCCATGGCACGGATAACATCGAGTGCATCTTTCTGCGTCTCGACATGGATGTGACCGCCAGCGCTACGCATAAGAGGATGAGGAGGATTCGGTTTCTTGTTGACATCCTTAGTCCAAGCATCAAAGTCAGGCTCACAACCGAAGATGTGGGCACGAGGGTCATTCATCTGACTCTCAGGGAAGATGATACATGACAACTTAGAGAATGATAGGTTAGGTAGATATTCCTTAGACTTGGTCATCACACTGTTAATGTGAAGAACAAATTCATCGGCACTAGATGCTGGTGGCACACCATACTCGAGGGACACATTGTCCTCTTGCAAGGTATAGCCTTCAGGCATATCAGGAATCTGCATAGGATTCCACTTGTCTGCATTGATGTAACCAATGGCAGATACGGGATTACCTGCTTGGTCTTGCAGGAATACTTCGGGGTCAGAGCCTAGACGCATAGTTATTTCCATTTCTCGTTAAATAGATACTCGACAACTAAACGGTTTGTTTCTTGCACAAACTCTTCTTTTAAATCAGCCCACTCAGGGTGTCCCTGAATAGCCAAACCTTTGAACTCAGGGAAGTATACAATCTCTGGTTCTTTAAACTTAGACTCTCGCATCTGTAACAATAGATGTTCTGGTGTCTCATTCTTAGCACCATAGTATACAGCACTGAGATTAGATGGAGACCACGCAATTAGTTCATGCTCAGTGTCTGTTAGGTCAAGCATCTGATGATGTGCTGATGTAACATCATAAGTCTTACCATATGATGTAACCACTGGGTGATAGCCACGGTCATGCCCTGATACGTGTTGTATCAGTTTACCACCTGCAAATGCACACATGAACTGAGCACCACGGCATACACCAATGATTGGTATACCCTTGGCTTTGCACGCTTTCATTGCACCCCATTCCCACATATCACGCTCAGATGGGAATGATGGGGCTTGATTGAATCTATGTGGAGATTCATTATAGAATGATGGATGAATGTCTGTGCCACCCCATAACAGGAAGGCATCAACACCATTGAATCCATTAACATAGGCATCTACTTGATTGTCGAATAGTTCGTCAAAGGGGTAGATGGAGTGTCCGTTACCGAACGGTGAGTAGGCTAGTGTAGGCAATTTGATAGACCTTAGCAAGTAATTATGTGGGGGTTACGATGAACGAGGTAATCCGCTGTGCAGAAGATGTGTTCTTCTCGTTTCTTGAGAGGAGAGAAGGTGATAATCATGGGATTGTCATCATTCCATACACCATCAGTGCCAAAGTCTTTGTATGTTTTACATACACCTATGACAATGGAAGCACCATACTTGGCATAGCCACTAGCATTGACTGGGTATGCGGTATCACCCGCCTTCAGTTTAACTGTGGCATACAGTTCTTGGACAATCTTATCACGCCTCAAATATTCAGGGACAGTGATGCCTTTGGCATCGGCTAGTTGCTGAACATTAGGGGGTATTGCAGGATACCATGGTAGTTTAGACACCTCCAATACAGGAGGGGGTGTAACTACACGCTTACTGGCAAATGTTAGTTCAATCAAAGTCAGGCTCCTCTACAGGTTGTTGTGCTTCTGGCGGTGCATAGACATTAACAGCCAATCCATGATGACCGTTAATTAGTTCTTCAATGTTAATTCCATACCTAGGGGGTGGTGCATCTTTAGCGGGTTTATTGAGAATGATTTTCTCCTTCATGGGGTGAGCATTGTGATAATGAGCAGTGTTAACATCACCACCCACCTCATATGTGGTGACAGTCATTAGATACCAAGGGATTTTCTTGGCTTTAAACTCCTTGACAATTCTCTCGAGTTGTCCATCAATGTAGTCATCATCTACATTGGTTTCACACGCGTGGTGTGACGGGCTACGCTTGTAGTCGTAGAAATCTCTGCCTATGTATATGTCTATGATGTTCATTACATACCCTTCAATTTACGGAAGGCTTTGAAATCCTTACTTGCAGAATATCTAAACAAATAAACTTTGTTTGGACCATGGGATTTGTTGCTAAACACATCACGCAATTTGACATTGGGGTGTCTATACAGAAACTTTAGTTTATCCTGAGCAAGTTGGCTCTTGCTTAACAGAAAGTAAAACTCTCTGGGCTTCCAATCTTCGTCTAAACCGCAGACAAACTCAAAGAATTTATCAATGTTCTCTGCATCATAGCGAAAGTTGTAGGCATCATTGAACCTACTTAATGCAAAGCAAGCACAACTACCAAATGCCCATGTTTCTATTCTACAGACAAGCATAGCCTCATTTTTACCAACCTGATACTTGATTGTGCCGTCACGACCGTTCTTCTCGAAGTCACGGGATTTCCATTTTACGCTAAACATACATCTTCTCCACTGGCTATGTTGATGCGTGTTGGCTCTGGCTCGGCTTGTTGATAGACCTGAGCCTCTTCAAAAGCCTGCTGGCATTCTTTACACAATACATACTCACTACATTCAGGACAAGTGTTCATGTGAATCCCCTTACAATTTACAAAAGGCTTGCATAGAAATAGGTTTATCCCACTTGAAGTAGGTAAACGCTCTCGGTGCATTGCGTGCAAATAGCGTATAATGGTAGTTTTTACCGACCAAACGACTCCGTTTAACAAAAACATTAACGATTTTCATATATCATTCTCCATACACATTGAATGTAAACTTGCCCAATACTCATGCCCTTGTATGGTGTCTTGCCATACCATGGCTGAATCCAAATTGTCCATGTCTAAATCTATTTTAGTGTTGGACAGATAAACTTTCTGTAAAGACATTAAGACCTCTGCCTGTCTACCCTCTGGTAATAGGTCACGAATGCTTTTCCATAGATTGGATTTTATAATGTTAAGACGGGCTTCAAAATCAAAGCCCAACTCAATTTGACCCGCATTGGCTTTAGCAAGCCATTGTTTGTGTTTCTCAATTTCTTGCTGTTGAGATTCTTTAGCCTTGGGATTGAGTATCATCATAATAGAAAGTGTCCTATACCATAGCCCACCAATACGCAACCAATGACATTCATTGCAATGATGATGCTGAACACAATGGTTAGCCCGAATCTAAAGATAAATGTTTCAAAGTCCATCTGAATTCCCCTTATGTGAACTGTTTAAACCTCGCAATAGTGCCATGTCTGTAACTAAAATGTAGTTACTCTTGGGCATAGGCACAACTGTAAACTTTCTTTGCTTTGCGTCTTTTTCTCCACAAACTAGACATAGCCTATATCCTAAGTTAAATCGTTCTGAGCCAATGGATTGACCACACTTGCACCACGCCTGTTGATAGACCGTGCTGATAGACCTATTTGATAGACCCGTTGTATCCATACAACACCTCAAATTTTAGGCACAAAAAAAAGCGTAACTGAAAAGTTACGCAACAAAAAAAGCCCGCACAATGGCGGGCTAATTTGAGAGAGAGATTTTATTCTAAGACAATTTCTATATTATGGTGTTCTAGCATCATAATTTGATAGGTAGTATCGTCTATTTGTCCATTCTGATATTGTGCATCAATGGATTCTATACTAGGTTTCTCGCTAGCCTTTGCAATAGCCATTTGTGCGACATTTTGCAAATTAGTATTACCGATAGCCATTGTAAGATTCTCTAATGTCTCACGATATAGCCCTTCGTATGTTGCTAGCATACTCTTAAGTGATGCAATAGCAGTAGGGTAATCGCCTAAGTCCGTAGTTTCTTTTCTATTCTCAATTTCTAGAGACAATTTCACCAGTTTATCGGCTATACCGCCTTTTACATCAGGCACAATCTTAGACATTTCATTAGACAAAATTTTGTCTATTGATGCCACTGTAAGACATTTGCCATTCTCTGCTAGGGGTAATTTGCCAATATGAGCAAAGTATTTAATAACCCTAGATTTTGCATTGGCATAACCACCGCCTTCACGCAAACCACTAGCAAATAGTTGCCATTGTTTTTCAATGGTTGCCATTGTGTTGCCCTTTTCAATCATAGGGGCTGAGAATATCGGTTTTAAATATTCTGTCTCAATGTCACGAATGGCGGATTTTAGGTCATTCGGGATTAGTTCATTTATAGGGGTTTTACCCTTATATTCGTCTAATCTAGGCGAATCCAATAAATGAGACAATAGTGAGACACTAGCCTTTGAAACATTGTCTCTAGCCTTAATCTCGCCATTGACTATGCGAATCGCATCAATGTCCGCCATTTGCTCGAATAATTCGAATTTCTCCGCCTTATTCGTCTTAGTGTTTACAAAAGTTACCGCATCATCACTGAATGAAATGTCATAAAATGCCATGATAAAATCTCCAAGATTTCAATGTAATGCCGTCTGAATGACACCATGCCATTCAATTCGACATTATCTTAGAATCTAAGTATTTCTTAACTAAGATTTTCTTAACTAAGATTCCCTCATTTAAGATTGTCTAATCCTGATACTATTAAGTAAGCAAAGATTATGCCAACTAGTAAAATGAATTCTTTTGTTTTCAATTTTAGCCCTTAAATAAGATTTTCTCTGATACCTATATAGTAAGCAACTAGTGTGCCATATTACTTTAGTATTATTTTGGCTCATTTTGTAACACTTTGGTTTCCAAAATGGTGTCGGTTTTTTGACACTAGTGTCGACTTTTTGACAAGTGAGTGCTTACTAACTGTCGGTTTTCCGACACTTTTGACACTAAAGTATTCATCTAGTTTCCGTTTAGGAAACAAAAGTATTACACCATTTCTGGGACATTACTACTATTGATGTATATAGGTAGTGGTTCTAGAAACAAAAGTATTACTTTGTATAGGGTTAGAACTAAAGTATTACCTACATTCTAGTGGGTGAGAATGAGAATCATTCGCGTTTACAATCTTAGAATCTAAGAAATGGCAACGGCTTATATAAGCGAATCCGCATATAAGTATATCAGCATGGGCTTATATAAGTATTTGATTATATTTGAAATGCATAATTTAAAACATCACCTCATCATTTGAATATTCAAAGGGGGGGTGGGGGGAAACTTGGCTGGAGGGAAATTGTGCGTAACCCTATTTACTACGGTAATTATTGTTTTTAAAAGGGGTGGGGTATACTGTTTATAGGACAAGCGTTTAAAACGATTATTTATAGTTTGGCTACCTAGGTATTCCCATGCTCCTTTCAGGAGCTTCTAGGGGTGTTTAAATCGATTCTAGACACATGCTAAGCTCGGCTAGGGCCTCGCATACAACCTTTAGGTTCAATGTAAGCAAGATGGTCATAGCGCTTCGCGCGTACATTGTCGCAAGCATGAGCTTGCTCGTGCGTACGCATGCGCACGTGTACGTGCGTATAAGTATAATATATAATATAATAATAATATAATAATATATAATATAATATATATATTAATATATAGTATAACATACAATTCCTGTTTTGTCAAGATGTAGTCTTAAAATTTTTTTTATAAATTTTTTAGAAATAGCTTGACATTTACTTTAATCTATGGTATAATATTAAGTATACGGCATCACAAATGATGCCTGTTTCCTAGAGGATCTTTTTGTGGAGAACAAAAACAATGGCTTTATCGGACAATCCTGCTGCTAAAAAACGCAGCCCAAAGAAACGTGCTTTGAGCACGGGTTCTAACCATTCCTGGAGTGACAAGCAAAAAATAGAGGCTGTCCAATCTTGGTTGCTTCTTGGCAACTTGGCTCTTACGAGCAGGGTGCTTGCTATTCCTGAAATAACCCTCCGTGTGTGGAAAACCACCGAATGGTGGAAAAACACGGTTGAGGACATCAAGCTTCAAGAAAACATGCAGATGTCTGCACGCTTGAAGAAAATCGTTGATGCCAGCCTAGGGGCTGTCGAGGATAGGATTGTTAACGGGGATTTCATGTTTGACCAAAAGTCTGGCGAGATGGTTCGCAAGCAGGTCAACCTACGGGATGCCCATAAAGTTGCTGTTGACCTTTTGGATAAACGAGCCTTGCTTGACAAGGCAGCTGCTCCCCAGCAGGAAGAGAAGCAAGACGAGGATCGTTTGCTTAAGCTGGCTGAAAAGTTTGCAGAATTTGTAACAAAGAAAAAAGACCCTCTCATCATCGATGCAGAGGACGTTGAGATTAAAACGCGGGATAATTCAGAGGTAGAAGGCCAGTCTCATAAGCTGGAAGTCGTAGGTTCGAATCCTGCTCCCGCAACCAGTTTGGAGAATGCTGATGCCATACATGACCAATGGGAAGAGGGACTACGCGAAGGAATACGCGAAGTACCACAGCCGTCCAGACCAGATACACAATCGGTCGGAAAGAACCACCTTACGGAGACAAGCTAATGCTCAAGGCATCACCCACAAAGGAGACGGAAATGACCTCGACCACATCCGACCTCTTTCCAAAGGCGGAGCCAATACTCTTTCCAACGCTCGCTCTGTCTCTAAAGGCTCAAATAGAAGCTTTTCTAGAAATGGAGACGGAAGCCTCAAGAGCCAAACCAGTAGACGAGAACATTAAATGAAGCTTACCGCTGAGGTTGTTGCTGGATTTGTGGGAAGTGTCCTGTCCAGTCGCTTTGACGGTCAAGCCAGTTCTCCTGATTTCCACAAGGAATGTTGGGACCTATGTTGTTCCAATGAAAAGTTTGTAGCCATTGCTGCCCCACGAGGGCATGCCAAAAGTACAGGGGTGACGCTAGGCTATGGCTTAGCCACGCTCCTGTTTAGAGAAAGAAAATTTATGCTGCTTGTGTCTGACACAGAATCACAGGCAGCTTTGTTCTTAGGAACTTTCAAACAAGAATTGCAAGAGAATGAAGAACTCATTCAGTTGTTTGGAATTAAAAAGAACGATAAGAACATTGTCCAGTTTGCCAAAGACACGGAAGCGGACATCATTGTTGAGTGTGAGGACGGACATAAGTTCAGGATCATTGCCAAGGGAGCGGAACAGAAGCTGCGTGGATTAATCTGGAATGGGTCTCGTCCTGACATCATTATGTGTGATGATATGGAAAACGATGAGCTTGTTATGAACAAAGACCGTCGTGAAAAAATGCGTAAGTGGTTTAAAGGGGCCTTGCTGCCCTGTAGAAGTGATTCAGGTATCGTGCGTATGGTGGGAACAATCCTGCACGCTGACAGCCTGTTAGAACGCAACATGCCCAATGCATCAGACAAGATGACTGTCATTGAAGAACTAAAGCAATACTCTACACGTAAAGGTATGTGGAAGGCGGTTAAATACCGTGCCCACAATAGTGACTTTACTAAGTTGCTATGGCCTTCAAAGAAAAGTGCTGCTGACTTTAAGATGCTGTATGAAGAAGCCGTCAAGGATGGAACTACAGACATTTACAGTCAGGAATATTTAAACGAGCCAATTGACGAAAGTGTCAGCTTCTTTAAACGAAGCGACTTTCTGCCTATAACGCAAGATGATCGTCAAACAAAGCTCAACTACTACGTCACTGCCGACTTGGCTATTTCAGAAAGCGAGAAGGCTGACTTCTCTGTGTTTGTGATAGCAGGTGTTGACGAAGATAAACGAATTCACTTAAAGAACATTATCCGTGAGCGTATGGATGGTAAAGAAATTGTTGATACATTCTTAACCCTTCAAAAGCTTTATGATCCTGTAGCCATGGGTGTTGAGGATATGCAAATCTCAAAAGCCATCGGCCCGTTCTTACGTGAAGAGATGATTAAAAACAATACATACATTTCTCTGTTGCCCTTAAAGCACGGAGGCAAAGACAAGCCAACCCGTGCTCGGAGCATTCAAGCCCGTCTCAGAGCACATGGCCTTAAGTTT